GTATGAACAAATACGTTTATCAAATCCAAGGCGCACTGGAAGACAACGGGCACAACCTGATTGGTTTGCGCGTACTGGTGTGCGATTTATACAATTTTGATTCGGTAGACGTTCCCATTGAAATTTTGGACAGAGAGACGGCTAAGTACTTAGCATTTCGTTTAAAGCTCACTGAAGACGCTTTAGTAATCCAAAATTTACCAAATGGGGTAATCAACAAGATAAGGCTGCTATTAGGCAAATACCTAGATAAGTGGGTATTGAAAAACTTTTATGGCGAATTACAAGGACGTAAAACATAAAAATTGCGTATTAGTAAAAGTATGAAAAGACTAAACGCAACTACAGGAAAACCATTTAATCGCGGAGACAATCGCGAAGATGGTTTTTTCTTTTTGGGTTACCAAACCCGAAAAAATAAACAAGGGTTCTTTTATGAATCTTGGGCAAGTCCCCAGCTTTGGAAAAATCAAACAGTTGGTAAAAGAAACACGTTTGAGAAACACATAAGCAGGTCTTATGCGCATATTAAATCCAGATCAAAAAAAGAAAATATCCCGTTTACCGTTTCTTTAGATTATCTGAAATCAATTGCCACTGATACATGTCCAGCTTTAAAAATAAAACTGTCTTGGTCTCAACCAGGTAAAACAGATAATAGCCCATCATTAGATAAAATTATCCCTGAATTGGGGTATGTTGAGGGTAATGTTATGTGGCTTTCAAATAAAGCCAATAGAATGAAAAATAACGCCACAAAAGGTGAATTGAAAAAATTTGCAGAATGGATACTGAATGGCCATATTGGCAACACAAAAGGTGTTAACCCTTGACTATTGGAAAATAGCGCAGGATATCAGACCGGGTGACATTGTATTTGACAGACTGGGCCGCAAGGTCCGGGTAAAGCTCGCCCAGCCCCTAGACAAACGCCCATGTTACCGGGTCACGTTCCTAGATGGAACCTCGGTCGCTGGAGATAAAGACCTCAAACTCCCCGTTGAAACGCCAAAGTACCGCAAAAGAGTTTGGGAATACAAGGGCAAATTCCAATTTCGCAGGCCGCTATCCAACTATTCCCTTGGAACGCTATCTGAAATCGAACTGACCAACAAGCACGGCAGGCTTATGTACAGCGTGCCAACCGCCGGACCGTTAGAATTACCACATAGAGACCTGCCAGTACCGCCGTTTGTGTTTGGATTGTGGTTTTTCTCTAAAAGAAAAGACGGAACTTTAAAAATTCCGGCGCAACACTTTGATTTTATTGTAGAAAAATTAAAAGACTACGGCTATTTACCAACATCTTGGCGTGATCCCATCAAAAAACGTCAAGTGTACAGCACAAAGCCAACGGTTCTGTCCCATCTGGCACCCAATGTGCCGTATAAAATACCGAACAATTATCTTTTAGCTAGCCCAGAGCAACGTCTGGAGCTTCTTAGTGGTATTATGTATGCAAAACCAAATCAATATAACCAAAAGTTAGATAGGTTTCGATTTAGTTCCAAACATTTACCAACAGTCAAGCAAATTCAATACCTTGCCGAGACGCTAGGTTGCAAAACCGTACTGGAAGGACGCAATCCATTATCAGGATATACGGTCTACATTAAAACAAAACTCAAATTGATGGAACATCAAACTTCTAAACCGATTAAAGTGCGGCAAAATTGGAGAATGATTACTAAAATTGAAAAAATCATACCGCAAGCGTGCGTTCACATCGAATTAGATGGCGACGATAGCACCATGTTGGTAGAAGAAGGATTTATTGCATGTCTTTAACAAAAGAAGAGCAACTTGAAATAAAAAAGTTTGCCGCAGAACGACAACACTGGCCCAAGCCCGAGCTTGATGCTGCTATCTGGCGCATCACTTGGGCTAAACAAGCATTGGCGCACCAAAGAGAACCCAAAGATGGAGAGTATGATACGTTTCTTATGCTTGCAGGCCGCGGCTCTGGTAAGACGCATACTGCTAGCCATTGGATTGGCATTCGTGCCTGGCGTTACCCCGGCACTCGCTGGCTTGTCACCGCCCCAACCTCTAATGATATCCGTGCAACTTGCTTCGAAGGAGACTCCGGTCTTCTTAATATCATACCCAAGAGCCTTATACGAGATTACAACAAGTCCCTCTTTGAGATTACCCTCATCAACGGATCAATCATTCAGGGGATTCCAGCCTCAGAGCCAGAACGTTACCGCGGTAAACAATATCACGGAGCTTGGTTTGACGAGCTCTGTGCATTCGACTATCTTGACGACGCATACGATGGCGTACAGTTCACCCTACGACTTAAAGATCCTAGAATACCCCGCGTCCAGCAGATCATCACCACCACCCCCAAGCCACGCGAGCTCATTGTCGACCTCGCCGAAGGTAAAGTCGGTGGCGACGTCTACATGGTCAACGCGTCCTCGTATGACAATCGGGAGAACCTCTCCGAGACATTTTTTAAACAGCTAGAAACGTATGATGGCACCGACATTGGTCGCCAAGAGATTTACGGTGAGATTCTGGACCCAGAGTCCGCTGGTATTATCAAACGTAAGCAGTTTAAAATGTGGCCGGCGGATAAACCAACACCAGAGCTAGAATACGTCTTAGCTTCATACGACCCAGCCACCTCAGAAAAAACCCACAACGACCCCACCGCATGCACTGTGTGGGGAATCTTTGAGCAAGAAGACGGCGGCACTTGTGCAATCTTGCTTGATGCTTGGGATAACCATCTTTCTTACCCAGAATTACGCCGCAAAGTAGTAAATGATTTTAAAGAAGTCGTTTATGGTGCAGATAATGAGTTTGCTAAAGGTAAAAAAGCAGACCTCATCCTCATGGAAGACAAATCGGCGGGTATTAGCCTTATCCAAGAGCTCAGGGGCGCGGGAGTGCCTGTACAAGGATACAACCCCGGTAGGGCGGACAAAGTCCAACGATTGAACATTATAGCGCCCCTTGTAGCTAAAGGAAAAGTGTTTATTCCTGAAGATCTAGTAAAGCGCGGTGACTTTGCTGATTGGGCCAAACGTTTTCTGCGCCAAGTTTGCTCATTCCCAGAAATGGGCGGCCACGATGACTATGTGGACTCCCTATCACAAGCGCTCCGAATCCTACGAGACGACGGTTGGCTGCAGCTAGACTATCTCCCAGCGCGGGATTATGACTATGCTGACGATGACTCCCGCAAACGTTTTGCCAACCCCTACGCCCAATAAGGGCGGATTAGGGTCAAATAGCGTATTAGTTAAAATAAGGGCATATTTCACGCCCACCAAATTCCAAATCAAATAATCTATGGCACAACCATCATTACCTATCCAAGCTGGCGGCAATTTGCCCAGTCTCGACCGCGAGGACGAGATTGCAGATGCAAAGCAGCAAGATGCTGAGATGGAAGAGTATGAAGACATACTTGGATTAGAACCTGATGAAGTAGAGCAAGAGCTGATAGAACTGGACGATGGTTCGGTTGTGGTTAACTACGTCGAAAAATCTAGCCCACTTAAAAACCCAGAGTTCTACGCAAACCTTGCAGAAGTGTTTGATGAGCAGACATTAAACTCATTAGCCATTGAATACCTCGACTATATCGATGTAGACAAAGAGGCTCGCAAGCAAAGAGACAAACAATATGAAGAAGGACTTCGTAGGACGGGCCTTGGTAAGGACGCTCCTGGTGGTGCTACTTTCGATGGTGCTTCTAAAGTTGTTCATCCCGTCATGGCCGAGGCTTGCGTTGACTTCGCAGCTTCCGCTGCCAAAGAGTTATTACCACCAGATGGCATCGTCAAATCCAACATCAAGGGCAACGACGATAAAACCAAAGAAGAAACAGCAGACCGAAAAGTCAACTTTCTTAACTGGCAATTAACCCAACAAATTCCAGAGTTCCGCGATGAGATGGAGCAACTGTTTACACAGTTACCCCTTGGCGGATCTCAGTACCTTAAGTGGATGTACGACGAAGAACAAGCTCGCCCAACATGCGAGTGGATTCCAATTGACAACATCATCCTACCTTACTCATCAACAAACTTCTACACCGCGCAACGTGTCACAGAGCAACAAGACATTACAGGCGACGAGTATTTAAAGCGTATTGATGCTGGCCTGTATCGTGACCTAGATAATTTAGATTACACGTCCGATGCTCCGATTAACGACATGACGCAATCGGAAAAAGCCAATAATAAGATTGAAGGTAAAGACTTACCTCAAAAGAATATTGATGAACTGCGTAGAATCTACGAAATCACTTGCTATATGCGACTGGACGATGATCCAGAAACAGAAGGTAAACGTGCACCGTATATCCTCACCATCGATGAGACAACAAGCAAAGTATTAGCACTATACCGCAACTGGGATGCAAATGATGAAAAACGCGAAAAACTGGACTGGATTGTTGAGTTCAAGTTCATCCCTTGGCGTGGTGCTTATGCTATTGGCCTCCCCCATCTTATTGGCGGCCTCTCTGCTGCTCTCACTGGTGCTTTACGTGCTCTGCTTGACGCTGCTCATATCAACAACAGCCAGACGTTACTTAAACTCAAAACTGGAAGAGTGTCTGGACAATCTGATCGAATTGAACCAACTCAAGTAGTCGAAGTAGAAGCTGGTGCTGGCGTAACTGACATTCGTCAGGTTGCGATGCCAATGCCATTTAACCCACCATCAAGCGTATTGTACGACTTGTTAGGTTGGTTAACTCAAGCAGCCAAAGGCGTTGTTACCACAGCTGAAGAGAAGATTGCTGACGCTAACAGCCAGATGCCTGTTGGTACAACCCAAGCTCTGATCGAGCAGGGTGCTAAAGTGTTCTCTAGCATTCATTCTCGCTTGCACCGCAGCCAAGAAAAATCACTGGCCATCATCTCCCGTATCAATCATTGGTACTTGCAAGAGATGGACAACTTGTCTGGCGAAGAAATTGAGGTACGTGACTTTGCGTACAACTCAGACGTTCGTCCCGTATCTGACCCCAACATTTTTTCTGAGACACAACGTCTTGCTCAGAATCAAGCCCTCCTACAAATGGCAGGCACCGCGCCTCCAGGAATGTTTGACATGC